GTACCTCCAGCACCTCACTGTCCTGAATGAGCACGTTCATCAGGTCCTCTGAACGGGACAGGCCCCTCAGTAGGCGCTGGTAGAGCAACCATGTCCAGCGAGCATCTAAATGAACATACTGACACGCTGCGGAGAAGGGGGTCTGGGAAATAACCGCTCCCAACTTACCGTGGCGGTGGTAGGGGTCGTGGTCCTCGAAGTTGTGGGAAAGCAGGGAAGTCAGGCGGAACGACGAGATGTTCTCGTCCAGTACGTGCTGAAGAAGCATGGTGTCATGGAACGGTCCTACGGGTAGTTCCCCGTAGTACTTGGCGATGGTGCGAGCATCGAACTTGACGTTGTGGCCTACCTTGATGAGTTCCGTATCAAAGAACAAAGGCTTGAGTGCCCCAAACACCTCTGCCCGGGACAACTGGATGGGCGGGTCCGAGTAGACGGCGGGCTTGTAGTACCGCGCCTTAGCCATGGACTCTTGGCCGTTCTTGAGCAGTTTGCGGTACCCGGTCGGGGGGACCGTAGAGCCATCCCCGCGCTCTTCAGGGGTCAGCACTTCACCATTGGGGTGGCCTACCGGAATGGCCCACGAGTGACCCTGAGTGGCGATGCCCATCCAGATCACCTCGTTGCGGTGCGGATTGAGGGCGATGGTCTTGTGCATCGCCTGTACCCTAATCTCACGGGCACGGGCCGTGATCCCCTCAGAGGTGCTCTTCAGGGACGCCACGTGACCGTCCACCTGCCTGTCCACCAACTCCTCCATGTCGGGGTGGTGCTGAAGGACACCGATGGTCTCCACGTCAAAGGCAAAGGACCCTACGTCCTTCACGGTTGAGATAATACTCTCAATGTCCTCCATAGCAGAGACGTAGCGGGGCCCGGGAGGGACGGAAGGGGGAAACATCACAGCCCGGGCCCTGCTAGCCCAGTCAGCCAGCGCCAAGGTCCTCCGTGATGATGGCTGACAGTTCCTCGAAGGTGTTGACACGTATGATGTCGGAGTCGTACAACTTGGAAGAGAGTTCCTCAAGGGACTCGTCGGACAGCGGAGAAACGCTCCACTCCTCCTTGAGGTCCCGCTCCTTGATCAGCAGGTGGTTGTACTGTGTCTGGGGGCCCGTCCCACTACGACTGACCGCCCAGTAGTGCTTGGACAGGGGACCCTGACGCTCGTCATCATTGAAGTTGCGGAGAGTGGCGATGACCCGGGTACCGGCCTCGTAGGAGCGCATGGCGGGCTCCTCGCCGCGCTCCAACAGGATGACGTTGAAGGCGAACAGGGGGCGGGGGCGGTTGCCTGCATCACAGAGGGGACAGCCCTTGGGGTCCATGCCGTCCCGGCACACGAATGACTTCTGGCCGGGCCGGGTCACCCAGTGCTGCCTCCACGATGCGTATGGAGCGTCCTCAAGGAACTTGATGATGATCGGGTCTGGTCCGGTCTTGAGGCGGACAGCGTAGTTGGAGTCCTCCTGCTTGATACTATCCACAGCGCCCCAGCCGGAGCGAATGATCTTCCTCGCAGCGGGTGGTGCTTCTGTCATGGTCGCACCCTCGGGTGCTTCGTCGTAGTCGATGGGCATGATGTCTATTCTTCTTTCTTGTGTCGTCACACCGGCCAGTTAGCCGCTGTGTGTTGCTTAAAGCCGACCCAGTCGGCGTGCCCCTGATCGTCAAGGCGGAACGCCTCGACGGCCTGAAACAGGAACTTCACCTGATCGGGACTGTACAGGCGGCGACCCTTCGGGACAACGCCCGGGATCTGCTCGCCCTTGGGCGGAGGGGTGCGGTAGTTGGCGTGGGGAATCCATCCGTTACGCTCCCACATCCTGATCGTGACCGCCTTACGGTTCAGCAAACGGGCCAACTCACCGATGGAGTAGAACTCCCGCAGTTCCCCATTGACCGTGTACCTACTGACCTTGGCCCCGGCCAGTACCTCGTCCAAGGGTGTCTTGGGAATAGGGCTATCTGACCGGTTACGTGGGGGGGTACTACCCGGATAATCAGATTCTTCGGGTTCCTCTTCGTCCAGTAAGTCAGAGTGGTCTCGACGGAGTAAGTGCTGGAAATAGTTGCTAGTGCTCATACCTTAAAGGCCCATGTCTCGCGTTCAATGTAGAACCCTTCTATCTCATCACGTATTTCTGGATCATCCCAAGCCAGAGCGAGTACCTTGTCCTCACTCAGGGCCTCTACCACCTCACTGACGTTGTCCCAGAGTCCCTCCTTCTTGGCCCACACCTCGCACGCAGCAGCGTCAAACGACTTGCCGACACGACGCTCGCGCTTGAGTTTGAACTCCCCGACATCCAGCCACCTGTGACCGTTGTGGTCCACGTACCCGTGGGTGTCCACAATCTCCGACAGTTGCTTCTTCATCTTGTCGGACCGCTCCCTAGAGGTGTCGGCTAACGCCTTGGCTCCCTTGTACTCCGCTACCAACCGCTCTATGAACAGTAGGTCGAGATGCTCGTCGTTGTCTGAACTCATCACACCCTCGATCCTGCTAGAAAGTCTGAGAGGGAGCCTAGCGTAATCTCGTACTGACCGTGGGCATCGTAGCCCTTGTCAATGAATGCCATGTTGATCAAGCGCTTCTCCTGAAGCATGTCGTACTGCCGCTCCTCTAGGCTGCCCTTCATCACGAACGATGTCACCGTAACGTGCGGGAACTCCGAGGACAACCTGATGATGCGGGACTCCCGCTGGTCCAACTTGCCCGCCGACCAAGGTAGGTCATAGGAAATCAAGTGATTCGCCATGGGCAGGTCCACCCCGTAGCCCCCGGCGTCAGAGGACAGAAAGACCCTAGTGTTTGGGTCTCGACCAAACTGTTGCTTTGATGCGTCCCGCTCACTGGCGCTCATGCCACCCATGAACTTGACGCAGGTGGTCTGGTCACGTAGGGCCTGCTCCAGTAGGTGCAGGTTCTGCTTGAAGAAGGAGAAGATGACCACCTTATTGGTCGGGTCCTCACTCAGTATGTGAGAGGTGTACTCCACCACAGCATCCAACTTGGGCATGCGATGGACAGCAGACAGCCACCCGGCCTTGACGATCTTGTTGGCGTAGGCGCTGCCGTGTGAAGTGGGGCCGTCGTAGAGGTCCGACGAGATGCGGACGAGTTCAGGGTTGTCGCACAACATCCGCAGCACGGTCATACGGGACATGATCTCGCCCTGAGCGGTATCCCCTCCCGATGCATTGTAGTGCCTCCAGAGATCAAATCCCCTACCCGTCTGCCTGATGGCCTCGTTGATCTTCTTCAGCAGGTCACTAGCGATCTGGCGGTACGCCTTGGCCCCCGATACGTCAAACGGAACGGGCACCACCTTGTGGATCAACTCCGGCAACTGGTCCTGAATGTCCTCGCGTGTCTTGCGTATCATCACGTCCTTGAGGCTGTCGTGGAGGGTATTTAGGTTGCGGTACCTCTGCGGCTTACCCCAGTTGTCCCTGACGATGAACGTGCGGTCGAACAGGTCGAACCTGCCAAGGATGTTGGCGTCCACGAACTCCATGATGGAGAAGAGTTCCTCGGGACGATTCTCAATGGGCTGTCCGGTGAGGGCGTATCGGTAGGGCACGCGCTTGCCTAGGCGCTTTAGGAACTTGGACCTCTTGGCGACACGTGACTTGATCAGCGTGGCCTCGTCAATGACAACGGCATCGAGGCGAAGACGGTCAAGGAACTTGGTGTCCCTCTGTAGCATCTCAGCGTTGACGATCACGTAACGACACGAGACAGCCGCCCTCCAGAGGGTCTCCCTCGTCTTGGGGGGACCGTCGATCACGATGGCACGAGAGGAACAGAACTTCTGAATCTCGGACAGCCATTGGTACTTCAGTGACGACGGCACAACGATCAGGGCACGGGTGATGTCGTCCTGATCGAACAAGGTCTCCAGTGTGGCGATGGTGGTCGGGGTCTTGCCCGATCCCATGACCATGCAGAGCATCATCTGCCCACGATCACACATGGCTTCGTAGGCTTCGTCTTGGAAGGGGTACAGGGTCCCGGTGAAGCCCATCACAACCACCACGGTAGGCCCGAGGCCCCGGAGACGGCCTCGGTGATCTCATCACTCGTCATATCGCCAATGTCTTTCGCATTCGTATGTTCGTAGCGCAGGAAGGTGATGCCATTGCGGGGCCTCGGGCAATCCCGGGCGACCCTCTCGGCGGCACAGATTCCTGCTTCGTCGTTGTCAAGCGCTAGCACTAGTTTATCAGCCTTTGAGACAATAATCTTGAGTTGTTCGGCGCTGACGTGGGCCCCGTAGGAAGCGAGCGCTGTGGTGGCGTAGCCCAAACGCAGGGACGAAAGCCTCACTACGTCCAGCGGTGACTCCACCAGCAGGACCGTCGGGGCACGACACTGCTCCAGACCGAAGAGGGTGTGGGACTTGCTAACCCCGTTGGGGACGTTGCGGAAGTAGTTCTTGCCCTTGGCCTGCCAACCCCACAGGTCCCCGTTGGGAGCGACGATGGGGATGATCCAGTGACGGGGCT